CCGACCTGGCAAAATTCAACCTGATCGGCCGTGCTCTATTCTGGCAGTGGGCAGTCGAACACATTGTAGCGGCAGATTTCGCCCCGGCTCAACTTGGTCAATCAGAGTACGCCGCACACGTGGCGGAGATCAAGCGGCTGCGGGATCACTATGCGGCACTGGCGAACATCTACGGAGGCGCTGCCATCCAACTCGCTGACACGACCTTCGACGAAGATCCTTATCTGTTTCCCCGGGAGGCTGACCAAATACCATGACGCTGACCTGCTCGAATTGCTCGCACTTCAAGAAGAATATGATGGAACTGGGAAAGGGTTTTTGTTTTCGCTACCCCCCGACTGCATTCTTTATCAACGGGAACATCGGCTCGTCTAATCCACCGGTGATGAGCGACGCCACCTGTGGAGAGCACAAGCTCGTTGAGATCATCGTGACCGAGCCAATGGGCGCCAGAGGCAACGGCAATGGCGTATGATTCACCTGACACATGGGCGGAAGACACTGGCGGCTTAAGCATCCAGTTCGGTATCCCAAAGACGGGGCAGATCCTCGAGCAGGTGTATTCCATCGAGCGCAAACTCAACTCCCACGTCGGCACCTTCGAAGCGGCACAGGAAATACGAGATCTGGCCAAGGCGTTCTGTCCGGTCGATCGCGGCTACCTACGCGACTCAATTAGAGCATGGCGAACCAAGGACGGCGCTACGGTTGGGGTGGGCGGTACGTCAAATTTGACCGTCGAAAACACGTTATTTCAAGGACAGTCTGTATTAGTCGATTATGCTGTTTTCGTTGAATATGGAACGTGGAAAATGCGAGCACAACCCTTCCTACGCCCCGCGATCGAACTGGCTCACACTGGATTGACCATCCGTGACACGATGGCGATATTCTTGAGCGTGCTGCCATGACGGTAGTTGACACCCTCGGATCCGTGCTCACCTCCATTGGTGGAGTGTCCGTCAACCAGGGAAAGTCAGCCAGGCTGACAGCGGTGAAGGTCCTGCCCGCTATCGAATTCTTTCGCATCTCCTCCCTGGGTAATTTCACCATGGCCGGGGTGTTGATCAACAGCGTGGACCGCTTTCAAGTGAACATGGCGGCGGCAACTTATGCGGCACTTGAGACACTGTACGCCCAAGTGCAAGGCAAACTTGACAATAACAGAACGGATTTCATAATCTCAATTCCGCTCGGTATCAACGTCGAGGGACACGACACTCACCCGCCCACGTTCTGGATGTCTGCAGATTGGTTTATTATATCGGCCGCCGTCGGTGGCATTCCATACATAACCGGCCGGCTACTTGCTACTGGGCAGCTTACTTCGTACGGCAGCGGTGCCGGTGTGGATGATGGATCGCTGAGAAAAGGCCTTCTGAAATCGTATTCAGTACTGACCGCCGGCCAATACTCAGGCACCAGTAATATTACGATCAACTCGAAAACGGATGCCCATTCTAATAATTGTGTAGTAGATAATATTACCGGCCTGATGTGGAGCAGATATTATTCACAAAGTGTAGGACCTGCATCCACTGGAACGCTACCATGGACGACAAATGGAAACGGAGAGGGAATATTCACATATTGCGCGGCGGCCAATGCGGCAAGCCTAAGCGGTTACTCCGACTGGAGAATACCGAATGATACTGAACTGCTGTCGATAAGGGATATGGAGGCACCGACGGCCGTTCCTGATACAACGGCCTTTCCTGATTCGCCGTCGATAATATGGTCCTCCACTACAACACCTGATAGCGCAACTACCGCCTTGCGTGTTACTTTCACTAGCAACGGTATATGTGCGCAGGAAACTAAAACGGTAGGCCGCAACGTGATGCTTGTGCGCGGTGGATAACATCAATAAATAAAAATGTAAAATTTCAAGGAGGTAACAAATGGCTGGATTTACTACGATAGGAACGATACTAAAGTTTGGCGGGGTCCCGCAAGCGCTGGTGACCGCCATCCCGAAATACCCGGAGATCTCAACCGGCATCCTTGACACTACGGTGCTCAATCCATCCCCCGCGTGGAAGACCAACATCCCGAACGGGTTATTGGATGGCGGACCGTTCGACGTGGAGGTCGAGACAGGGGCATCCGCACTGGCGGCGATGATAACGATCATGACGAACAAGACCCTGCAGACGGTCGATCTCGAATTCACGACCGGCGACAAACTCACCTTCACGGCATGGGTCACTAAACTCGCGCCCGGTGGAGCGGCAGGTGCCGGTTCTCCAAACCTCGAGAAATTCAAGATCACTCTCGAACCTACTGGCGCGATTGTGCCCGGTACGGTATCCGGGTACTGGTACACCCCGGTCGACACCCTGTCCATTCAGGGCGGCGATATTCCGTCCTTCCTGGTGGGTGCATCCCCCAAGCAGATGTACGCTTACGCGATCGTGGCGGGCAGTGGCTTTTCGTTCCTTGCCCCGAACGCGGACCTGGATTGGCTGTCTTCGGTGGTGGGTAAAGCGACCATCGGTCTCCACACCGGAATCATGACGTGGGTCGCGACTGGAGCGACCGTCATCACTGCGAAGGTCACTTCGAAGACCACAGTGAACGCAACTGCAACAGTAACTGCAGCATAATCACGAATAACCACTCCCCTACTGCGAAACGGTGGGGGAGTGGAGGGAGAAAAAATGGCAAAGAATAGCGACCTGGAGCGGCTGGTTTCAAAGCAAGCGCTACTGAAAGCGTCACGGTTGAGGGAAAAGGAAATCGCCCTCGATGGGATCGGGGTGGTCCGCATTCGCGAGCTATCCACTGCCCAGCGCCTGAAATACCTTGAATACCTGGAGATCGGGGAGGACGGGAAACCGCACTTCCCGCAGGCAAAGCAGGTCGAGTTCAATAAATTTGTTATTGGGATGGGCGTCATCAACGGCGACAGCACGAAGAACGACGAGCAAGGCGATCCGATGTTTCCCGATGGAGATGTCCCCGACATGCGCATGGATATTGCCGAAAAGATCACCCATGAAATACTGGTACTCTCTGGGATCCTCAAAGACGCAGAGGCAAAAAACACCACCCCAAACGATACTACCAAAGCGAGCAGGATTTCCGCTATGCCCTCGCAAACGAGCTAGGCATGACAATTGGCGATGTGATGGCAATGCCGTCCAGTGAGTTCACAGGATGGATGGAGCATCGCAACCGCATCCCGTTGGTGGGCGAACGTATTGAGATCCTGTTGGCAAACTTGCTCTCACTGACTGCGAACGTGAACAGAAACGAGACCGTCGATCCGTTCTCACCATCGGATTTCCTTCCCTGGTACTCAGAACGCCAGGAGCGCACAACGAGGACAGCCATCGAAACCACCATGCAGAGCGCACAGGAAACCGACCGCATCAACCGCGCCGCTGAAGTATTCTTCGCCAAACTCGCAAAGGTGCAATAATGCCTGATTTAGAATCTATCAACCAACCTATCAATACCGTCTACAATCCCGCCGGGATGCTCGCATTCCTGGGTGATCTCGGCACGGTAGGCGTAGTGGCGATGGCCGCCGTCGCTGGGATTGCCGCCGTCGCCGGCGCTACCGTTGAAGCTGTCAAAGCGACAATGGAGTGGGGATTGCAGCTCGATGACGTGATGGACAAGATCGGCGGCACGACCGAGGAAGCAGCCGGGTTGAAAGTGATCGCGGATGCCGTCGGAATGTCGGTTGACGATGCAACTCGCGCCTTAAATCTGATGGGCAAGAACCTCGAGAATGTCAACGGGGAGTTGGGTTCATCCGGTAAGGCGCTTGACGAACTCAATATATCATTCAAGAATTCTGATGGCACGTTCCGGTCCAGCATGGATATATTCAAGGATGTCGCAACCACGCTTACCGCGATGCCTGATGGATTGACAAAGACACGCTACGAGATGGAGATATTCGGGCGGTCCGGCGCGGCAATGAACGACATGCTCAGGCTTGCGGCTGATGGCGGCATGCAGAAATTCATTGACCAGGCAAAGGCAATGGGACTGGCGCTGTCCGACACCCAGGTGGCAGGCATTGAACGGCTGTCCGAGAACATGAACGTGATGAAAGACCAGTTTACCGGTTTCAGTGTGATCATCGGGAGCGCGTTCATTCCCGCGATGCAGGGTGTTGTCACCTGGCTTGGGAACATGCTGACAGCGGTGACGCCTGCCATCCAACACTTCGGGGAATTCCTCGGGATACTTCTTGGGGTGCAGGGTGCATCCGGGGCGGCCGGCGGCGCGGTGGCTGCGGCATCTGGTGGGGGTGGCGCTCCAACGGGTTACAAGGAGTTGATCAACTATAAATTTTGGGCAAACCAACCGCACCCCGCAGGTGCCGTCAATCCTTATGCCGCACCAGGTAGCGGCGCCGGTGGGGTGATGGATGTACACGGAGCACAGGCAGCGCAGAAACCGTTCGTTCCAACGGGGTTCGAACTGGCTGTAAAGCAATTCGTGGATGGCATCAAGGCGGTACCCTGGGCGCAGGTCGGCAAGGATTTCGCCGCCGGTGGAAAAGCAGTACATGACGCAATGGTATACGTCGATACGCACATATTACACCCAGCGCAAACCTTGACGAACTCGCCTGGTTTCATGACTACCCCGCAACTGATTTCTTTCACTAACCAGTCCGGTGTAGATTTCGGCAAGACCTTGCGCGGATCGATCGCTGAGTTCTTCCAGCCTAAGTTCGACGATCAATGGAAGAAGGACGCTGATGCAAAGTTAGCCTATATCACCGCGATGAACGAGACAAAGAAAGCGGCCGAGGACAGTAAAACCACCAACGCACAACTTCGAACGGCCGTGATCAATCTTCCCGGGCAGATAAAATCCGCCATGGCGGTGAGCAAAAAATGACGATCTGTTATCCTACTCTCGAGCTTTACATGGATTTTGGGGCGGGGTTGGTTTCCATTGCCAACGATACATTTATAACCCGCTCACCCATT